AAGAAGAAGAAAATATAACTAACCCTGTTACTGAATCTATGATTCTTGATTTAATGAATTCAAAAATCCAAGAGCGAGAGATTACAAACAAAAAAACTATAAAAGCAATTCATGATGTTTCAGCTAAATGTAAAGCGATTGGAACTATTGATCTAACTGCTGCTGAAAACTACGTTATAAAAATTGTGGAAGAAAAGATGTCTAAACTTGGCCAGAAACAGAAAACAAGAGCAGGTAAGGCGAAAGCATTAAGTCCTAAACATGTACGTACTGAAATGACTCCTGATTGGGTTGGTAAAGAAGATGATGAATCAACAACTGCGGAAGACAATAGACAAGTTAAAGAGGATCTAGAGGAAAACCAAAAACGTTTAGAGGCACTATTAGGTAAAAACAAAAGGGATTAAAATAGCGAAATCTGTTCAACTACACCTTGAGGAAGATAATTCTCTAAACGCTAAAATTGAGGAGTTAGAGCTTCGTAGAATAAAAGAGCAAGCTAAAGAGTCATTAGCTCGTACAGGGCAATCTGGAGCGTCTAATGAGCACTCTAGTAATATCCTTTTCTATAACTTCCTAGATCAATCTGAAGGGGACAAACCTCTAAAAAAATAATTCGGGAAAGTTTAATCTTTCTCTTTACTCCTTGGTATGACTGTGGTAATATTTCCTTAACGAGATAACTAAGGGGGAATATTGATGAGTAACTTAGCAGTCGTACACCAACAGGAAGTTTTAGGGCAAGGCTTTAAAGTTTATGGAACTGTGGAGGATCCATTGTTTCTAGCGAAGGATGTAGCTGAGTGGATTGAACACAGTAACTTAACAATGATGCTTAAAAGCGTAGACGAGGACGAAAAGCTGGTCGAAACAATGTTTAGTGCAGGTCAAAGAAGAGATGTTACATTTGTAACAGAGGATGGTATCTATGAGCTGTTAATGCTATCTCGTAAGCCAATCGCTAAGACTTGGAAGAAAGAAGTAAAAGGAATCCTCAAGCAGATTCGTCTCACAGGTGGTACTGTACAGACTGACCGTGAGGAGGAATTTATTCACAATTACTTCCCGAGTTTCTCTGATGAGATTAAGAAAGCTATGGTGTTAGACTTGCGAGGTCAAAACAAAGAGCTAAAAGCAACTATCCAGGTACAAGCTCCAAAGGTTGAAAAGTACGAGGACTTCTTAGACAAGAAAGGGTCATTTAATCCAACAGAGGTGATCCAAAAACTGACAGAGTTTAATAAGAAACCTAAATTTGTAACGTCAGCTCAGAAGTTAAACGATATCCTAAGAGAAAACGGAATTCAATATAAACGAGGTAAAACATGGTACATCCCTAAGAAGTATCACTATTTGATTGAAGAAGGATACGTTATAACAATCAAGGATAATACAAGCAATAACTTTTACAAAAATGAACTGAGATGGACTTTGAAAGGTATAGACTTTATTGTTGGAATTTTAGAGAAAGAGCAAAAGGGTTATGATTTATTCCTTAATATGAAAAAGGAAATGCAAAACAGAAGAAGTTTTATAGAAAATTCTTTACACTAAGGTGTTACCCTTTTATTGTTGAACTTTTAAGATAATTATTTACACTCTGACAATGGCACTGTAAGATTGTATTAACAAGATAACTAAGGAGGGAAATCGATGGAGGATAAAATCAAAGATCTAGAAGAAAGATTACGTAAAGCAAAGGATATGTTACGTGAGTCTTACGATACTATGATTGAGCTCGAATATTACGGAACCAATTTGCATATAAAAATAGAAGAATTCTTTTATGATGAAAACGAAGAAATACCAGAACCGGAACCAGACCCAGAATAAAGGTGCACAAAAGTGTTACTTTTTAAAGTAATGCTTTACACTAAAGTATGACTGTGGTAATATTAACTTAAGGAGTTGATCGGGTGGTAAACTTGTCAGCATACTTAGAGTATAAAACTAAAGGGGTTGTAACTATGGATGAATTAAGAATCAATGAGTTAAATGATTATCAGGAAAAGGCTTTGCGCACTTGGAATAAGGACGTACCTTGGAGAGATCGAGTCGTTAATGCTTCGTTAGGCCAGGTTGGTGAGGCTGGAGAGGTTGCTGATCTAGTTAAGAAAGCTATCTATCATGGTCACGGTTTCTGTTTAAACGATTCTCAAAGAGGATTACCTAAAATTATAGAACCACACGAGGTAGCTAAGGAGTTAGGAGACCAACTGTTTTACATCTCGGTAATGGCTGAGGAGTTTGGGTATTCCCTCCAGGAAATCGCTGAGATTAACATTAATAAACTCGCCAAGCGTTACCCTGAGGGGTTCAGCGTGGAGGCAAGTATTAACCGAGTAGACGTAACTAAGGAGGAAAACTAATGAGTGAATTAAAACGTGTTGATATTATGACAGACATCGAGACTCTTGGTCACAAGTCAGACTCTACAATCATTCAGATATCAGCTATTGCGTTTGACATCGAGACAGGTGAATATCTAGAGGTATTTAACAAGGTAGCTGATATTACTAAGAATGAAACTATGAACGTAACAGGATCTACTATTAAGTGGTGGCTTAACACTAACAAAGATTTACTTACAGATTTAGTTAACAGTGGTGAAAATTCTAGCGACGATATATTGAGAGACTTCTATATTTGGTTAACATCCATAGGAGAACCTAATGAGTTACACCTATGGGGTAATGGTATTTTGTTTGACAATAAAATGATTCAGCACCAACTGGAGCTTATCGCAAAAGAATACCCTATCTCATATAAGAACGACAGAGATGTTAGAACTATTGTGGATTTAGCTAGAAAGAAACTTGGATTAACTGAGAAGGAGCTAAAAGCAAAATTCAAGGATGATTCACTAGTTGCACATAACGCTTTAGATGATGTTAAGTTTCAAATTAACTTAGTAGCTGAGTGCTATAAGGTTTTAACTAAGGAGGCTAACTAATGAAGATTAAAATGTTTACTAAAACGGTTTGCCCGACCTGTAAGGTTGCTAAACAGCAGTTATCTTTCTTGCCAGTACCTGTTGAGATTGAGGAGATTAACATTGAGAAAGATAGCTTTACGGATGAGTTTAATGTGTTTTGGAAAAACTCTCAAGATTACTTAACAGATGTTCTCGATAGTATGTCTACTCCGACATTCCTATTTGAAGACGGTACAGTAGTACGAGGTTTTGAAGTAGGTCCTATCATGGAGAAACTAGGTCTATAAGTATTACCTGAGTAATACCTAGGAGGTGAGAATTACCCTCTCAGGGGACACCCTTTGAGGTTTGCTGTTAAGTTGTATACGGCTATCGAGACTTGTCACCTCGGTAGTTAAACTCAAGGAGAACGCCAACTCCGTGGGTGTTTCTTGTTTCGATTTACCTTGGAGCTTGTTCCCTCTTACTACATCAGGGGAGCAAGCTATTTTTTTGCTTGACAGGTTGTAACTACCGAGGTTATACTAAAGAGGACTTTTTCACAGGGGATTTTCCTCCTCAGGGATTCCCCTTTGATAATAGAAGTACTCATTAGTTAAAAGGTAGAGCAACTCCTCCTCAGGGATAAGCTCTACCTTTTTTTTTTACATAAAAAAAGCTGACCACCTTATGAGGTAGCCAGCGAGTCTATAACTGATTGGTCAACTGAGTGGGAGAATCCCTCCTCAGGTTTTACGTCTGTCTTAAAGTTATCCTTCCAAGTTTCAAACTTAGTAACTGGGAGCCAGACGCTACGGCATTGAAAATGATTTGGAGGAGTAAACTCCGCAATGATATCTCTGCGGTTGATATCTATAATCATTCCATCGAGGTGGCGGCACACATGAGTCGTGCGAGTATCCACTATAGCGTCATACTGTAGGGCCACTACAAAGCCTTCGTTTTCCTTACTAGTGTAACGAGCTAGTCTACCTGCGTTGTACATCTTACCCATCTCAGTTCTACCAATAGTCATCGCATGAGAAATGCCTAGCATAGAGTCGGCTGTCTGAGCTATTTGCTCGATGAGATCGGCTGTTTGGGTGCCAGCGTTCAATCCCTCTATTAGAATGTCTTTAATTCGATTGATTACCGTCTCTTGGGTAATCGTAGTAATCATCATAGCGTACTGCTCTAGGTAGGCTTGTAACTCTGGAGGAATCTCAACTGTAGAGTCAAAAGTCTGCTCGGGAACCTGAGGTAGCTCCTCTGCGTAGGTTTTGTACCTCTTCTGTAGTTCTTCCATTTCTCGGTCTGCTCGCAGGTACCCTGTAGTGGTACTTGAAATTATAAGATTCCTAATCAACTTCTTGTATTCCTTCTGAGATGGCATCTGTAGAGTGTTTACCTCATCAACTCCGCCTTCTAGTGCTTTAGAGATACGCTTCATGAGTTGTTCTTTTCGCTTAGTGTTTAACCTCTGAGCATCATTTAAAAAAGCGGACTCAATAGCTTCCATATCTCTTTGGATAGCCTTGATGTCCGCTCTCTTTCGGCGTTCGCCGAATGTTAGATATTCTTTGTCTACTCCGTGCAACCCATGTCTACATGACTGCAATCCGTATGACTGTGAGTTTCCATTGGAGGAGTGTAGACACTCAGAGGGTCTGTAAAAGACTCCTTATTGTCCACTCGTTGTGGTTTCTTTGGTTCTTCCTCTGTAGGTTTATCTTTTTGAGGTTGCTCTGGTGAGTTTAGTGCCTTTTCTTGAGCTTGTAAGCCTAGTTCACGCTTCTTCTCGAGGATGACTTGCATCTCCTTAGATAAAGCAGGGAATCCTAACTCTTCACGTAACCAATCTTCCTGAGGAGCTACTACTCCAAGGTTAACCATCTTCTCGAGTACGTTAGCTAACTTCTCAACATCTTTATCTGCTAGAGGTTTAAACTGGAAAGAAGGGTAGCGTTTTACGTTAGGGAAGTTAAGATCTGCTAGAGGGCGAATGATTTCTTCCTCGATTAGGGCCTTAACGTTACGCTGAATAGCTTCCAGTCTGCGGAGGAATACATCTGACTGGTTACCTGAGAGCGCATAACTACCAGATTGACCTCGGCTAAGTCCAAGTAACATAGGAGGTACTAGCATACTCTCCATGATTTTTCTATCGTGGTGTTCAATGTAGCCGACGAAATCTGCATTAGTCATCTGAATAGCTTCGACTTTCTCGCCCCCCGAGATAGATAATGAAGTTAGGGAGTTAATTTTAGAGAGGATTCTGTTCATTTTGCCTACATCGTTGGCATCGGTAGTGGTACCGACTAGAAGGGGTGTTCCGTAGCGTTCATAAGCTATGTTAGCGAACCTATATAGTCTATCTTTAGTAATCCAATGCTTGTACACTGGACGAAGAATCGACCTCCCGTACATGTTACCGAAGTTCTTGTCAAACGGGTACCAAATGATTTTCTCTGGAGGTAGCTTAATCGTTTTGCTTCCTATTCGTTGCTCTGCGTAGACAATATCTCCAAACTTATCAGTCTTGATTTCTACGTGTTTAGGATCTAGAGTTTTAAGCTTCTTGAGACGGACAGCTCCTTTGTCGTACTCGAAGACTTTCTCTGTACAGCTATACCCGTAGATGATTGCTGTTAAGATTTCCTTAATAGCGTCCTCCATGTTTCCTTCGATAGATTCAAAGTTGTCTAGGATAAACTCTGCTATTTTGCGACTCTCTGGGTCTTCTCCTGTGAGGGTGAACCCCTTAGCAGTAGCTGATAACATAATCATTTCTACAGCGGCTCGTACTTGCCCGTCAGTTAACATCTTCTCGTATACATCTAATGAGAAATCAGCAGGGTTTAAATCAGTTTGTTCCTGTCTCTCATAGGTTGTATCCTTGTAAATTCCAATCTCCTGGGCTAACTTATGGAGCTCGGCTTCTTGAACTTTCCTCTCCTCTTTAACCTTCTTACTAGCGAATACATCGAATAATCCCATTAGTTTTCCTCCTCGGTCTTCTGCGAGTTGCCTCTCCGACCTATTAGTTTCATCTATATAGTAAGAACAACGTAGTGTTTACCAGTCGGGCATGTCCTTGTGGTCGCTGTACAGTCGATCTAGGATGAGCGATTCTTCTCTCTCGGAGAACTCAACCTCGAAGCGGTTTTGTAGCTCGTGGATTCCCTCTCTCACGTAGTTAAGCGCATGGAAGGCATCGTCAGGAGTACGGTGATCATAGAGTTTCTTTCCTGTACCAGTGTTACTCTCAGTGAACTTCATTTCAATGGCTGTCCAGTGGTCAAAAAAGTACTCGATCTCGCTGGGGTTTCTGTAGGGCACTACGATGTTACCTTTGTGGAATGCATCTATGAGCTTGTCCATAGAGAAAGTACGGTCTACCTGTAGAGTAGAGTTATTGAACCCTTTGTATTCACGCTTACGAGGGTCATTCGCATAGGTTACGTATCTACAGGAGATAGCTTGACGGCCATACATCTCGTATAGCTTTTGAGACTCATAGGAGCCGTACCCGATGTCCCCGACGACTTTCTCTACATTGAACTTACCTACGAGGTTAGCTATATGGTGAATTAACTGATCATGCACATTGAGAGCATCTTCTGAGCGGTCAGGCTTCCAGCTTTCTGCGTAGTCGATAACTAACTTACCTCCCTCAGAGTGGCCAATGAAGATGATCGTCTTAGATTTACCTCCAGAACCATAATCGACTCCTAGTACAGTGGGTGTTTGGGAGAATTTCTTGAGAGAACGAGTCTTGTCAGTACATGCGAGTACGTCCTCTAGGCTTAACGGTTGCTCGTCTCCGCTATAAAATTCGCCTAGTACCTCGTTGTTGAATGTCATAGCATCCATCGTAGAATAATCTCGCCAGATCTGATTGGCAGAGATCCAAGTCATGTTCAACTGGTTAAATAGGTACCCAGAGTACATCTTATTGAGCGGTCTCGTGGCGATCCACTTCCCGTTAGCTCGGTCTAATTCTTCCTGGCAATGGAGGCAGCCAAAGTAGCGGCGCTCCGTGTCTTCGCCCTCGTTTTGGATCATAATATTCCTCATAGACATTATGTCTTCATGGCCGCAGCTATCGCAGGTTACGTGCCATTTCTTCTGGTCTGACTCCCCCCAGAGAACACGGTCATAGTAGGAGCCTTTCTGTTTGGGTGTTCCGGTAAAGTAACACTTACCGTTTAGCTCGGTTACCGGGTCCTTGATTTCACTATGCGAGACGGACTTCTCAATAGACTCGATAGCAGTCTGCGTAATATCCTGCACCTCGTCGAAGATAACCATATCTCCAGCGATTCCTCGCAAAGCATCCCCGTCAGCCCACGCAGAGCCGAAGTAGTACTGTGAGGAGTTCTTAAGGCCGATCGCAGTTTTGGCATCTCGCTTAGGGTCTACCATTCCATCGAGGATGCCTCCCTTGCTCTCTCGGATAGCTTTGCGGAATCGGTCATTAACGAAACGGGTAGTTTGCTCCTGTCGAGGAGCTGTATAGGTTATCGTTGTGTGCTTCCTCTGGTAACCATGATAGAGTTGGATACGTACACCTGTCTCGGATTTCTCTACCTGGCGGCCCGCAACGATAACCACACGAGGGTGCTTGTCTCGGTAGGGTTCGAATAGGTGGTCTCGGTGGTCGAAGCTAAAGGGCTTACCCTTTACGGTGCCAGTTATTTCTGTAAAGTGTACAGGGTCTTTCATTTTCTCTTTGAGCGCTAATATTTGCTCTTGAGTCGGGGATTTCTGCATTTGGCTACCTCCTTGTTGACATATTTTTATTACTCAGGTATGATTGTCTCATAAGAAAGAACAAGTAAACCTAAAGGGGACGATATAGATGTTTAAAAAGATTAACGAGTGGAGAAAGCGTAAACTAGAAGAGAATGCAGCTAAATTGAAGGAACTAAAAGCGAAACCTATACATGGGATTAACTTTAAATTACAGGGAGTTGACTTTGTAGTTAGCGGCCTCGATGGGATAGCTGTAATGAGTGGAATGAGAAAGAAATCTAAGAAGCTAATATCTGTAAAGAATCTTCTCACGGGTAAACGCCATATGATTCAAGCTAACTTGATTAAAACTTATGTGGATGTCACTTATGATCCAATTACTGGGGAGTACAACTAATAATTTCACATACCATACTGAGGAGGAATAATTATGAAGACAATTATTAAGGATAGCTACGGAGAAGGTGTTACAGTAGAGACTACTGTGATAGAATGTGAGGAGCTTGGTGATATAAAAGCTGTAAGGATAAACACTTTTAGTGATAGCTCATCAGATGCAGTGCTCGAGGTTAACGAACTTGCCCGTCTCATAGAAGCATTACAGAAAGTTAAGGAGGAAATATCATGAAGATAACTATTAAAGATAGATTTAGAGACGAACTAGAGATAAAAGTTGTTGTGGTACCTGAGGATATGAAAACAAAAGCTATAGAGCTTTACTGTAACGGGACAATGTCTTATGGAGAAAAAGAGTTAGATGAATTAATTAAAGCACTACAAAAAGCTAAGGAGGAATTACTGTGATAAAGGCATACATCAAAGGAATAAACAAACTACCAAAAGACTTTACTGAGTCTTGGGGAAAAGATGAGAAAGGAGACTATATAGAAATCAACAAAGAGCACTTACTAACTTTCCTGTTAGGAATTAATAAACTTAGCGGCTCACCTGTCTCGATTGATCACAACAGAGAAGGATACGTAGAGATAATTATATGATGAGGAACCCCTAGGGAGGTTGCTCTTTTTTTTGTACCTATAGAGTCTGGTAATTGAAATTATAGATACTATGGAGATGGCTATTCAGTTTACTATCTCGGGTGAAGCCTTAGGAGGCTTTCTAAGGAGGTTTGCTCATGGGTGGTAGGTTAGTATTACCTTAGTAGGAAAAAGCTTTGTAGGTGGACTCTGAGGGGTATCTCGTGTAGAATTTCCTATAGGGGAAAACTTTGTTGTAAAAAATTCTAAAGTGGATTTTCTATTCTCAAAATGTCTCTGTGTGTGTGAGAGAGACCCCCCCTACCCTTGTAATTTTTCGAGTTAGGTACCGCTCTCTAGTTGACATAATTGTGATTATAGGAAGTTCCTCCAAAGCGAACTAATCAGCCTTCACCCTTAGAGCCGCAAGGGTTTATCTACCCCTCATAGGTATAGACTGCATAATTACCCTTCTCAGTAGTAATGTATAGAGATTGAATAGATATACTATGCAAGGTGATACCTATAGGGTTTAGACTTCTCAGTATGCACTATCTTATACATACCTATGAGTGCACCTAAACAGTGGCTATCTCTAGGGTAATGTAAGATATATGTTACACTCCTGGAGGTATAGGCTAGGGAGGTGACCACAGAGGGGTGTGGGTAAACCATCTAGCTAACCCTCTCAGCACCCCTCCCTAGTACACCCCTATAGTCCACCCATCTATGAGCCTACCTCTATAGAACCCCTATATAGCAAGCCTTCTCAGGGTGTACCTCTATAGACCTACCTTCTCAGATACCCATCTGTGAGCATGCCTTATCAGGTACTACCTATGGGATCACCTTCTCAGTTTTGACTCGTAAGATTTCACTTAGTTTACTACCCGATGAATCGGGTAGAATTACCTTCTCAGGTCAACTAATTTAGCTATCTCCTATATTAGACCTTTTATTGATTAAAGACTAAATGATTGTAAGCTAAGTAGTTAACGCAAATAAGGAACACCAATTTAGGTGCTCCTGCGCCGAGCAATCGGCGAGTTAACTACTTAGTTTTACCCATTAGAAGTCTAATAGTCTCACGCCCTCGAGGGGTAATAAGAGTTTGACTTCCAGCTACACCTCTGCGAGTCCACTCTTTGAGCTCGAACAATTCAGGTGTATACTCTGCATAAGGTTTTAACTTATTGTTTGCGTCTCTGTAGATATATTTAGCCTCCAATAGGAAGTTAATGAGTTGATTTTGTCCTACATGAATCTCCTTAGCTGTATCTCGGAAGTTAGTCAGTAAGTTACGGTCTACTAGGTGATCGAAGTATTCAGCTTTAGGAGCCATAACTGCAAGTTGCTTTTGTTTCTCCTCGATAGTGTCTAGTAGTCCTTTCATGAAGGCTTTCTTCTCGTCAGGCATATCTCCAAAGTATGTGTTTACCATGAGGTCACTATTAGAGATGTAACCTCCAGAGGTACGAATCGTCTTAAGTATCTTCTTGACTTCCTTCTTCCACTCCTTAGCTACTGGTTTACGAGATTGCATTAGTACCTCGTAGATGCCGTCCTCCGTGAGGAACCAAGATTCTTTTAACCCCGTATCAGTATTACGGTGTTTCTTTATAATTTCATCGTCGTCAACTTTTAGAATCATTTTACCGACTTGATTCGTATCGTATTCAATCCATTCAGCAACATCCTTGGCTAAGAACAATGGCTCCTCCACAGTTCCATAAACTTTAAAGCCTTGTCCTAATACTTCCTGCTCGTGTACTACTGTTAGTTCTTTTGTCATTTAATTGACC